TCGTAGAACAACCTGCTCATCCCATTGATACAATCTCCATGGAATAAGTTCGATGATTTCCTCCTCCTCTTTGATCGGTGGATTCCACTCCAACGTATGAAGAGGACCGTACATGTAATAGAATTCATGATTCACCTTCTGAACCAGGGCAATGACACCATCATACAAACACGGACCTTGTTTGAGTTCCATTTGATTATACGCGGATGAGAATACTGCCTCGATATAATCGCATTCATGTAGTCCCGATACCTGTAATTGCATTTGCATTTGTGCATAATAATCTTTGGGAACTGTTCCGTTGATTTCTCTTGTCACGGGGCACTTGATCTCTACCAGACGCCCCACACGCTGCGGATAGACGGAATGATAGACGAGGCCATCAGGTGAAGCCATACAACGAGGGTCGGTGGGATGACGCAGACGTCCCAGCTCTTTCACGATCGCCCCATATTTATGCTCATAAATCTGTTTCACCACGGGTTCAAATCGAATTCCCCAGTCAAATGGATTCATACGGTTTGAAGAAACGGCAAGATTCTGATATCGAACCGGTGGGGGTTTGGTTTTGGATACCACCATGGTGGCACGCTGTCTCACCGACGCGAATAGATTTCCCAGTTCACTCGCCGATAAAATCGTCGACATTTGTTCATACCACTCTTGGGTTCGCTGCTCCGTCTGTTTCTGATTCAGTAATGCATCAAGTGTTTCCTTTGTTGGTCTAATCGCTGAACCTTGATTTCTACGATATACAATCGCTTTTTTCCATTGATCTTCATACTTATCCAGTATAAGATCAACGTATTGTTCTTCTTGATCCGACCAGTCAACCGAATCCGCAATCGTTTCTGCTGCGATCAACCATTGTTCCAATTGTACTTCGTCCTCTGGATCAGGCAACCAATTCATCCAGAGTGTTATGACATCACGTAGCTTGTCTTTGAAATTCATTCGTACCTTTTTCTTATCGATTTCATTCCTCAAATTTTGCGGTTTCGATCGTGGAAACCGATGGAGCATCATCCTTCTTTTTCTTTCGCGTTCCATCCGGTTTCACCTTCTTTACACTAAATCCCCATTTCAATACACCCTCTGGATTTCGTTTCATCTCCAAACCTTTGATCGTCTGAATACGCTGTGTTTCAGGATCATACTGAACCACTTTAATCGTATTCAACAACTTCTTATCTAGCGACTTCTGAAGAAACACGAAAAATCCCTCTTTCTCTTCCTTTGTCATATCATACTGCTTGGCAACGTCTTCAATAAACAACCGCAAACGATTCAAACGTAGTCCACGCTCAATTCGATGCCACGGGCGGGCATAGGCTTCTCGTGCACTGTCTTCCAATAATGAACTCAACGACTGCGGTGGATCCGTGTCTCCACTTTTTTTAAGCGTAAGGTGTCGATCTGATTTACCGCCATCCATGTCTACTATTAGATCGCGTCGAGGGTTTAGATGGACGCGAGTAGCGGGATGACATCGCGAACCATAAGAGGCCCGAGGGTCTCCTCATTAGGAACTGGTAACCACTTTGATTCTTCTCCCATGATATAAATCGTTTTCCAACAAAATGTATCTGTGCTGTTTAGCGGAATTTCATCCCATCGGTAATAATCATCTAATTTTGTATTCGGATCCATCGGGCAATAATAAACCCCATTTTTGTTAATCGGATTGCCCGTTAATACCAGTCCATTCGGTTCCAGAATATCATGTACTAGATCGAGCTGATTATCCTCTTCCCAAAGGGCAGATCCCATCAATAATAAATGGAAAATGGAGACGGGTGTTCCTCGTATTATTGTTTTCTTGTGAATAAAGGGGAGAATAAACATCTTTACATGACTAGTAAGTAGGTACTTTAAATGACTCAGCCAGCTTATCCTGATTCACGTACTTCCGCGGCAGTTGCCGCTTTCCCCCTTCCTCGTTTTATCGGACGAACACGGCGTGAAACCAATACTGTGGATACCATTAATGTACGCCAATTCGAACATTGGCAGACGAACGGCAAGTATGGAACCACGAACCGTCCGGATGTCAACCAGCAAGCCCCCTTCTATGACATGTTGCCCAATAGCAGTCGTTTCACAGAGCACAGTTATCGGGCTCAACCACGATACGACGCGTCAGGCGAACGGGGAGTAGAAAATTCATTCTTTGACAAGTATGATACTACTTCTGATGCAAGAAACATGACCCGAGAATTGAAAGCTAGCGTCTATGAAGACAAAAATACGGGGTTTCAAAAAGAATCCAACCGATTGCTTCAACGCCAATTTGATAATCGATGGCTTGATCCTACTGTAGCCGTTCAACAAGCAAAGGCGGCAGAAGAATTACGACCGAAGATGGATGATATTCGCTTGTTTTACCAAAATAAGCCTAGCGAATCTAAAAAATAACAAATATAATAGTACGATGGTTAACTCTATATATTACACTGGTATTGGGTCAAGAAAGAATGGAAAACATAGCGTAAAACAATTTTTACAGATCATGAATAAAAGATTTAACGTAGAATGTTCTGAATTTATAGCAGAGTCGGAGTATGAACCATGTGCAACATCTAAAAAGATGAAATATAACGTATTATTAAGTTCGAATAAGAGCAGAAAAATGAAAACATATAAAAAACTATTGAAAAAATGTAATCAATATAAAAAAACATCAAAAAGAAAATGCAATCTAGATGATTACATAACATTTAGTGGCGCTGAATAAGATAGCATAGCACTTTTTCTTAAAAAGTGCCCAAAAATACCTTGCACTTTGAGCTTTGATATTTTTGCGAACTTTTTTCTAAAAAGTTCCTTAAAAAGTGCACTTAAGAAAAATCAAGCTCGATCGGTGTGGTGTACACCTGCAGTTTATTAAGCGATGACGGCGACTGCTTGGTGCGACGACGGGTGGTTCTCGCAGGATTCACCACGATCTTTGTGTTATTGATAGGCTCCGCCTCATCAGATGCAGTCGACAACGTTTCACTCTTATTCCGCTTCTGCGTTTGCACCGTTTCCTTCAAATACTCATTGTACCCCTTGCGGATGTCTTCCTCATGGGCTTCCATGTACTCTAAAATATTGGACTCGAGTGCCCATCGAAAAAAATTCAGTTTTCCAATCGTGGTCATGAACGCCTCATTGTTTGGAATCGTAAACATAATGCGTTCACGCCGGCAATTCGGATCAAAATACTGTTTCGAATACGCCTTGAGCTGTCCCTTATAACTCAGATAGACTAAGAACTCGTGACCATTCAAAGGGTACCGAACAAAGTTCTTTCGACTGTATTTGGTGACAAACCAGTCAATGATTCGAAGACTCAAAGGTGCCTCGCCATTCAGATAAGTCAACACTTTATCAATTTCCGGTTGACTTGCATAGAATCGCTGGAGACTCGAAATAACAAGCTCGGGCTTACATTCAATCTTACGACGACGAGTTTGCGGATCAGATGTATAGCTATCCATACCTATTGGCGGATACGCCGAACCCTCTTAGGTGCTTTATCGTATTTTTTGTATCATTTTAAACTATTGTATGGATAGAATGTCCCTTCCAACGAGCGGAACCTTATTACCCGCCGCAGGTGGCATGATCCATGCGATGCATGGAGGAGGGGATGGAATGATAACAACACAATCCGTTAGTATGCTACCTGCTGCAGGTGGAACCATTCATGCCATGCATGGTGGTTCAGGAACATTATTGCCTACTGCAGGTGGAACCATTCATGCGATGAGCGGCGGAGATGGAGGATTTATGCAAACCAAAACGGGTAATTCCATGATTCCTGTCGTTAACGCACCCATTCATGCTCGTTCAGGTGGATTCAAAGGCGGACAGAGAATCATAACACATCTTGGAGAATCTTATACACTAGAAACCCCTCCTAAAGAACGCATTGATGCGAAAGAGCCATATCCAAAAGATTCAAATGAATATAAAATCCTCTCTTCGCTTGGCCTGGAAGACTTATACAAGATGGATCGCAATAATATGAAAGGTACACAGCAAGAATATGATGTTTTAAAAGCCATTTACGATGGAAAATGCAATCTTAATTCATCGCTTGGATCATTGGCGAATTGTGAACCGATTCGACGAATCATTCATACCTTGGCACTGCAACTCAAAACATCGATCGCCTTTTCGATGAATATCTTTAATGAAGCGGATCGGGCGGCGGCGAATGCCAGGCGAGAACTTCAATTAGGTGCTAATGAATCATTGGCGAAGGCAATGCAACGAGGTGAAACAGAGGAAGAGGAATCAAATGCAGCAAGGGTTTTGAAAGAACAAGAGGAAACTGCAAAGGCCAAACTTGCT